CCCCTATACCACCCGTCGATGTTCTCCGTCCAGATGTCGTTCAGGAAGCCATAAGCGGATCCAGCTTTGCCGAAAACCCCGTTCGCATTTCCGTAAATTCCATTGAATATGCAGAGCTTGTCCGAGGACGAAAGGGCATACTCGATTGTAAATGCCGTTCCGTCAAATGACGCATCGTCACCTTTTATGCATCCGACATACTGCCATACGGCAGTAGATGAATTGCCGGCGGTTATGCACCTGTACAGGTTCATCGTCTCGTCGTTGAGATAGTAGTCGTCGACGTTTCCTGCCGCGCCGCGCGCTGTTGACTCGCCCCAGAGGGCTGTGCCGTGTTTCCATATCGAGGAATCACCCTTGTCGCCTTTGCTGGCCTCTGTCGCGCCGACAGATATGCTTTGCTTTGCAAGAGGTTCGGAATTGTATGCGGAGACACCGAGGGCATCCACCGTGTACCAGGTCTCACCGTTCTCGAACGTGATGGTGACATTGGTGACGAAAACCTTCGTCGAGATATTCGTGTCCTTGGGCGACACAACCCAGATGTCGCCGGGATTGACCTCTTCCTTCTGGACCCACTTGTAGACCATGCTGCCGTAGTGGCGCAGGTTGTACATGCCCCTCGCATACTCGGATGCGTTCTCTTCGCTGAATATGAACTCGGACGTGTACTCGTCGTAATCCTCGCTCATCTCAGGACAGACCATTGTGTTGACTTTCGCCCTGTAGAGACAGTCGGCATAGACCTTGTATCTCGTGAACTTCTTTGCGGCGGACGAGTTGTTGTAGAACAGGGTGCGCATCCTCAGAGGCATGATCGTCGGATTGTCGCTTGCCCCGCCGTCGAGTTCCGCGAGAACAATATCAGACTCCCTCTGTGCGTCGATGTCGAGGTTCTTCGTGCTCATGAGCATCATGTCCTCGTTGCGCTTCGAGGTGATATGGCACAGGTATTGTCTGTCGAGCCAGTCGGAGGAGAAGTCGAACCAGACTTCCTCCAAATCGCCTGTCTCCGGCCAGTAGGTGTGTCCGGGCATGTCATAGCCGCCCTGAACCAGCTCGTCGGTCTCGTTTCCGTCGGCATCTGTGCCGTATGAGATCGAGGCGGAGAAAGACGCGTCGTAAACCTTCGCCTTCATAGCAGACAAAGAGGCCCATGTGAGCTTGATGCCGTCCTTGTTCCAGATGGCACCGCCGATGTTGAGTTTGCGGGAGTTCTTGAGATAACGTGCGATACCCTTTATGTTGGACAGCTTTGATTCCGTCATCTTGTACCGCTTGACGACAAATCTTCCGTCGCCGTCGGTCGTCAGATAAGCAAGGTTGTCATGCAACAGGGAGTCGAGGTAGTTCCTCGCGGTCCTCTCGGACTTTCCCGGATCATAAGGTGCGAACGACCTTCTCAATGATTGCCCGTCAGACGTCAGAATCGGCTCGCTGGCCGCAAAGTTTATGTCGGACAGCTCCCAGCCCTGGGAAAGAAGAATCTGTACCACAATGTCGTCTGACACGTCTGAGGCGTCACATTTGAAGACAGGCCACAGGGTATCCAACTTGAACATGGGATAACGGGTACCCTTGTACTCGATAGTCGAGTTCTTGTAGTACCATTTGCCGTCGTCCGAGTGATACACCACCTCGTTGCCGTCCTTGTCCCGGTATAAGAACGGATCGGGACAGAACTCGAATGCGGTTTTCATGTTCTCGTCGAGTAGCCTGATGTTGTTGTATGCCGTGAGCTGTATCCATTCGGGGCGGTTGCCGACATCCTGGGACAGGCCCGACAGGTCGACGGTACCCGTGAATATCGCATTGTTGTTCCTGAGAAGATGAAACCACACCCTGCTGTTGGACATCTTCGCTTCGACGAGCGAGGCAAACAGGGCGGCGTGCCGTTCCATCTGGTCTCCGATGCCTTTCTTGTAGGAGACCTGGAACGAGCATGTCCCGACAGAGGACTTGAACTCGCCCGACATTGCGGGTTTCTCTATTTGTGTCTGCCGGGAGTCGATGAACTCCGTTATGTCGGTCCAGTTTGCCTTCTCGTCAAATGAAAGCTCATATGTGAAATTGAATCTCTTTCCCATGTCGCCACCTTATGCGTATGCCGCACCGATATATGTCGTCGGAGTTCCCTTCGTTACCTCTATGCGCTTGTAGTACTCGATCATCGCCTCCACAAGCTCCTCCTTGGAGAGTCCTGAGCCGTTGATCGTGAAGTTGTACGTGTTCGTCGAGTTGTCGACGACGCCCGACGCATAATCCTTCATGTAATTGCCCGACGCATCGACGGGGGCGAGTGTGTTGGACCACGCACCGGCACCGAGATAGTCAGAGATGAGGCCCATACCCTCAAGGTCGGTCAGAATGCCTTTCTCCATCATCTCCTGGATGGCCTTGATATAGCTGTCGTCCAGCGATTTCTCGGACTCCTGGTTGTGCCAGATCTTGTACACGTTCTCTGCGGTCCTCTTCGTGACATCAAGTTCCGCCTGTACAAGATCCTCCCACGACCTGTAACTGTCGAGGCTCTTCTGATTGAACGGATGGAAGGCGTTGTAGACTATCTTTCCGACATTGCGGAAGAATGTCATGAAGTTGTCCGTCATCCAGTCGATAGCCGTCGCAATGCCTTCGATGATTCCCGATACGGTTGTGATTACCGTGGCAATGATCTTTATCGGGGTTTCAATGGCCTTCATTACAGGGGCGATTATGGCCCTTGTGGCTGAAGTTATTGAGGACACCATGGGCATGAGGGGCTTCACTGTGGTCTCTATGGATTCGTCGATCATCTCGTAAAGCTCGTCCATGACTCCGAATCTTTCGAGTATTTCGACGGCGACGGACAGGATGGCACCCCAGATGCCTCCGTTCTCCATACCCTCTGCTGCGGCCTGCATGATGCCGCCAACGGTACCGCCGGCAAGGCGCATACCCGTGTTCTTTATGTATTCTTTCTTGGCAGCCTCTTTCTCCGCGTCTATCGCCTTGCGCCGGGCCTCGTTCTCCTCATAGATGAGTCCCATGCTCTCTGTGCGCAGGGCATTTATCTCCTCGATTGAATACCCCGCCTCGTACATGTCGGAGAGAAGGACGGACAACTGGGATGTGATGTCGTCGAACCACTGGTCGACTTCTGCATAATCCCCGGAATACTCTTTCGGGGATATGCCCTGCTTGAAGTCGTAATATGACTGGGCGGCACCGAGGCGTGACTGGACAAGTGCAGAGGCATTGATTTCCTTCACACGCTCCAACTGCTTGTCGTAGAGGTCGTTCTGGGCCTGGATGGCGTCGGCCTTGTCCTTTTCTGCCTTGGCTATTTCCGTATCTGAGGCTTTCTGTTCCCTGAGCTGTGAGATAATGTCGTCGTACTGCTTGCTGACCTGGTAGACCGCATTGTATCTCGCAATGAGGACATCAACCTCGTTGTCCTCAAGGTCTTTATTCTCGCCCCGGATCCTCTGTTCTTCCTGAAGAAGGAACAGATTCTCCCTTGCGCTTGAGACAATCTTCGCCGAGGAATCAAGGATGCCGTCGACGGCTTTCTGTCTGGTCTCCTCTATCTCCGCATCTATCTCGTCAATAGTCTGCTTCACGTCACGGCTGACGGAGTTCCACATTGAGGCAAATTCCTCAAGACCTTTCTGCAGCTCTGCGGGAAGTTCGTCGCCAAATTCATCTGCAAGGAGTTTCTTCAGGGCATTAGGGCCTTTGCTCACATCGAATGACGATATAATCCTGTCCGCACCCTCTATGCCTGATGCTGCATCCCTCAACCCCGCGAGGCCGGCTTGCAGAGTCTTGTCCCTGTTGAGATACACGTTTGCCTTGCTCTCCGTCATGCCGGGCTGTGCCATATATGACGCGATGGATGCTCTGTCCTGTATGCTCGACAGTGCGCTGCTCCTTATCGCGCTCATGGTGGAGATTCCCTGCTGTCGAGTCAGCTCTGCGGTCTCTTCCTGCAGGATCTCCAACTGCTTGTCGTAGAGGTCGTTCTGGGCCTGGATGGCGTCGGCCTTGTCGGTGTCGAGTTTGTCGAGTTCCTCCTGGGTGGCTTTCTGCTCCTCAAGCTGCTTCCGCATGGCCGCATATTCGTTCTCGGTCTCACGTATGGCCTTCTTTCGCTCTATCTCGATGTCAAGCTCATCCTCGGAAAGGTTGCCGTTCTCCCTTCTGACTTTCTGTTCAAGCTGCAGGATTGCAAGGTTCTCGCGTGCGGAGTCTCCGTACTCGGAGGACTTCTCGACTATCTGTCTTATGGTGTCGAGGCGTTCCTTTTCCCTTGCCGCCTCGTCGGCTTCCTTCTGAAGGCGGATACGTTCCTCGTAATATGCGTTTATGTTGCTTTCCGCCTGTTCACGTGCGGCCTCAAGGTCCGCAAGGGCCTGTTCGTTGTCCTGAAGGAGACTGATTATGCTGTACTGCTCCTTATAGGTCGCATCCAGGGCATCCATCGCCTCCTGTCTCTGCACGAGAAGGTTTATTTCCTCGTCCGTCGCGTCGATGTTCTCCGCACGGAACCTGGCTTCAAGTTTGAGGCTTTTTATCTGTCCGTCGTATTCGTCGGATACCTTGGAGACATTCTCGATAAGGGACTTGGAATAGATGCCGGCAACAATCGGGGAAAGGTCCGCCAGATTCGTCTCGAACGAGATAATGTCCGAGTTCGCGTCGGATATTGCCGTCCTGAGAGTGTTTATCTGCGCAATCATTGCCTCAGCTTCTTTGTAATCATCTTCTGTGAGCGCATTGCCGTAAGCGTCGGTAGTGCGCCCGGAGAAGTTGCGCATGTTGGCCGATGTCCCGTATCGGTTCTTGAACTCCTGTTCCATATCCAAGAGGGCAGATGTCATGCTCTCCTGTTCTTTCTTTGTCTTCGATATGGCAGTCTGAAGCTTGGAGTAGAGGTCCACCATGTCCTTGAGCGCGGCTTCCTCGTTGCCCTCTGCTCCGACATGTGTGAGACCGATGATATGCTCAATGCTGTCTTTATCGGTGAAGTCATTTCCCGCTGCATAATCCCCAACGGAGGTGAATCCTTTCAGGATGGTGTTGATCGTATCAAGCTGATCCTCCGCCCTGCCCATGGCGTCAACGGCATCATTCCATGCATAGGCGAACTTCTCCGGGGCATCGGCATACTTCGCATACTCGGCCATCTTTTCGATGACTTCCTCCTCTGTCGCGAGGTTATGGAGCCAGTCAGTGAGGCCGGGCTGACCCGATTTCTCAAAGTATTTCTCCAGATCCTTGTATGTAGCCGAAAGCGTGTACATCTTGCGTACAAGCTCGTCGATATCGTTTGCCGGGTACTCTATACTCGAATTGTTTGTTGAGCCAAGCGTCGTCGCTCCCCAGTTTATATGGGTCTTGACGGAGAACATGTCTGCCATCAGAGCCTCATCCTGCGGGTTTGTTATGTCAAATGCGGATCTGAGTTTCGTCTCGTTCTTCAGGGCGTCTCTGATCCTCTTCACGTTGTTTGCGGATTCAAGGATCTCTGCCAAAGCCTGTTTGAAGGGGTGCAGTCCCTGGTTCACGACATCACCGAGGTTTTCCTTCCACTCCTTCCAGGATTCAGACAGACGACGGTTCACTGACAGCACAGTATTCCATTCTCGGACGACTGCCCCTTCCGAGTTCGCCTGTTGCTCAAGTGCAAGCGTGGCACGAGTGACCATCTTCGCAAGCTCAAGTTCCTCTCCTGTGAGATCTGCAAGGCCGTCCTTGAGGAGTCTCGCCTCAACCATCGTCTCCTTGACGATTGAGCCGAACTGTCTGAAGTTCCTTGTATTTCCCGCGGCACCTGACATGAACGAGCTTGAGAACTCGTTCAGTGTCATGTTCAGGTCCTTGAAGGCGATGATGTCGGCAAGCTGTCTCGTCCATTGCGACGCATAGGCCAGGGATGCGTTCTTTGACATTCCCTGCCCTTGAAGGATGTCGCCCATCGTCGACAGCGATTCGGCGGCGGTTGTCGTCGCCGTGCCCAGCTTGCCCGACAGCTCTATTGCCTCGCGCATTGAGGCATTGTAGTTGTCGAATACTGTCGTGAGTTTGTTGTAGACCTGTTCCGCGCTTGCGGCTACCTCCATGCTCTCCTTGACGGTCTGAGTGAACTTCCGCCATGTGTCGCGGACAAGAGAAAGGGCAATTCTGTATTTGAGGACGTATGTTATGAGACTTCCGAAATTCTGTGCCCAAGCCTTGATGCCGGATGCCGTCGTGTTGAGTTCCCGGTACTGCTGGGTAAGTCTTTCTATCTCCGTCTCGGTCCTCTGTATCTTCTCCCTGTTGGCATCCTCGTCCTCCTTCAGATCCTTGAGGGCGAGGCTGAGCCTGATTATCTCATCCTTGAGAGCCTTGGACCTGGTTCTTACAGCTTCGGAGTTCTCACCAAGCGTCTCCATGACATCGGCCATGGTGTTCATCTTGTCGAAGTTGAGTGTCTGCTCTCTGGAGGTTATCTCTTCGATTGCGCCCGATACCTGATTCAGTGACGCGACAAGCTCCTCGTTGTGCTCCGTCTGGCCGGTCTGTATGTTCTTGAGGATCTGCTGGTTGAGGGCTTGGTATTTCTTCTGAAGGCCCTCAAGCTCACGGCCTGTCGAGGCGAAGTATTCCGCCTGTTCATTGATGGTCCTGTTGAAGTCCCTGAAAGCCTCCTCGGCCTCGGCCTTCTGCAGCGCGTCGAGTTCCTTGCGGTATTCCTCAAGTCTGTTGAGCGTCTTCCCGACTTCCTCGCCTTCGGTCTTGCCAGCCTCCGCAAGCTCAAGGACGTGGGACGTGAGCATACGGATGCCTTCCTGCGTGGCGGCCATCTTGCCGTTCATCTCCTCCATCTGGGAGGTGCGCCCGGAGAAAGCCATCCAGAAGGTGTTTATCTTCTCCTGGGCCTCCTCGCTGACCTGTGCGGCATCCTTGACCATCTGAGCATACTCTTTGATGGCACTGTTGATCTTGATCTCCTTGCTGTATGCGGATTTGTTCGTGAGCTTTCCTACACCTGATTCCTTGTCGGCCATCTTCGCCGACACGTTGAACATCTTCTGCAGGTTGGATATATATTCGTTCTGGGCCGCCATCGCACCCTTTAGGCTCGTCGTTATGGCCTTCTGGTACTGCGCCCATCTTATCTGGTCTTCCTGTGAGTATTTCTTGGCGGCTTCCGTGGCAGTCTGGGCTATGGAACCGAAACTCTTCAGCTTGTCCTCAAGCTCAGGGATGTCCTCGAGGTTCTTGATCTCGACCTCAATCGGTATTCTTATCTTGGCTGCCATCGGAAACCTCCATGACGACTATCAGTCGTCTTTCCTGTCGTCGAGGTCCTTACTGTGCTTGAATGACCACGACTGATATCTGTTTTTCTCGCTCTCCACGATCTCGCATATCTCGATTACCGTGGACCGCTCCTGAAGCCAGCCCCCGCCGTGAGGGTTTCCGAACCGGGAAACCCTGGAGGCAAGCTTGAGACATGCCCTGAGAAAAGGCGTGTCCTGTTCATTGATCTGTTTCTGAGACGGGTACTCAAACTCGACGACCTCGTTGCCGTCGTCGTCATACCACGTGTATCCGGGCATCGGATGCCCCGCCAGCTCAGGAATCAGGCTGTCGGCAAGGTCTTCTTCTCTTCCGAGGAGTCCTGAGAGGGCTGCTTGGCATCCGCAGGTGAGTTTTTTCGCTCGTCCCTCGTGAGTCTTGAGCTTTTCGCGAGGTGTCTTGCGATCACATAGAAGATGTTGTAGATGAACGTGTTGTACTGTGAGTGAACAAGCTCGTCGACAGTAACCTCGCGGTCTTCTACGGGGTGCAGGAGGTTATGTATCTCCTTCACCGTCTGCTTGAATATCCTGAGATTGCCGGCATCGTCGCCGTTGCGCTCCGCGGAGCCTATGACCCGCTCCATCTCGTCCTGGGTCAGATAGCGGCAGATGACATAGATCTTGTCCTCTTCGGGAAGATCCTTGTTGGCAGGGATTTCAAGGACATACTTGTGCTCAAGCGCGGCATTCGCCTTGTCCTTGTCGAGCTTGTCGAGTCCAACTGCGACATCCGCAGGAATCCTCATCTTTCCTTCAATCATTTTTCCTCCAATAAAAAATAACTATTTGCGCTATAAGTACTTATATAAACCATGGATGGAGAGAAGTCCCCTCCATCCATGCAGTTTCGGATTGTTGTCAGGTTGTTGACGGGATTGTGGTCTTGAGCCTTGTGGCCTTTGAACCCGCAGCGGTGACAGAAGCTCCGCTCCATCCGAACTGACAGGTCGAGACCCCACCATAGGACGAACTCTCGCCGTGGCTTGTGAAGCGAAGCGGGAAGAACTTGATGTCAACCTTGTCTCCTGCTTCAGGTGCGTTCTTGTTGTCAATGTAGGCGGCAAGATGCACAGGTGCTCCAGGTTCGATCTCCTGGTTGGCGGTGTTCTCGGCGTTCTGGTCGACGGTGTGCTGGAACTCTCCCATGATGACATCATAGGGGCAGCCCTCCGGTGCGTCGTTCAGGGCGATTCCCGAAATTGAACCTGTACGGTTCACAAGGTCCTCAACCCCGTTGTCCGCCTCATCGTCCCAGTCGTCTGTCTGGTCGTATGAGTTCTTGCTCTCATCATAGCTCTTGCTGTTGGCGAAACCGAGAAAGCTCTCCTTTGCCCACGGATTGCTGAGCGTCAGAACCTGTTCGCCCTCAATCAGGGTGAGTGCGGATGTGGCGAGGAACTGGTGCCCCTCTGCTGCTGGAAGGACTGAACCTGTCTTCTTCACGAGGACGGTGTAGAATGTGCCCTTCACCAGGGCGGTTGCGTCGCCGGATGCGCCTGTGACCACCGCACCCTCGGTGATGAGGGCCACGATTGCCTGGCGTCCTGACTGTTTCTTCTGTTTGATTTTCTCTGCCATTATGAACCTCCGAGTTCAATTCATTCAGTCGTCGGACTCCTCGTCGGTATTGTCGGAGTCCGTGAGGGGCCTGAGCACAAAGCACATCTCGACAGTGCAGTAGTTGCCGTTCGCGCCCTCGTTTTTCGTGTACGTCGTGACGTCCATCGCTATGTTCGCCACGCCGAACTCATATGACATGAGGAAGTTCAGAAGTGCGTCCTGATACTTCCAGAGATACTTTGCCAGTGCGTCCTCGATTATCATTTCGATGACGACAGTTGATATGACGACTGAGTTCACATAGTCGACTTCCGTACTGGGGACCTTTGACGACGTGTGGACATAGATGCCGTTGTGGTTGTATCCTCCCGGAAAACCCTTGAGGAAGCGCATCATCTTCTGAAGGTTGTTGTCCTCAAGGTCGGCATTGAAGTCAGGATCCTGCTTCACAAGGCCGTTTGAATCTATCTTTCCGCCCGCAATGAGCGTCAGATAGACCTCATTCAACCCTCCGTTGCACAAGTCCTGCGGTACTATCGGATCGTATGCCATTCTCTGCTCCTTACCTCATGCCCGCCTCTGCGATGGCCTTCTCAAGCTTGGCGTTGAACCTGTCGACGGCACCCGGCACGACACCCTCAAGCTCCTTCGGGAAATAGTCGCGCATCAGATGCGTTCCCTTCCTGGTTATACCCTTGGCCCAACCTCCGAGCTTCACGTCGTTCTCGTAGCCGTTGTTCATGAATGCGGAGAAGTAAGCCACTTTCAGCGACGGCCTCTTGTTCTCAAGCGAGAACGCGACTCCGCGCCTTCCGAGCTTGTCGAGACGACCTGTCGCGTCGCTCCACCTGAAGGGGACACCTCTTTTCTGCGCCCATTTGGGATTCGCGAGGTCTCTCTGCCGTGTCTGCCCGCGCCTCATGCTGTAGGGGCTGGAAAGATACTTCGGATAGATCCTCAGTCTTCCCGACGCTCCAATGTCAGCAGCAAGGCTCAAGGCGAACTTCTCAGCCTTCTTCTGCAGCTCCATCAGACGGTTGACCGTCTCGGAGACCTGGACGGTGACAGACAATCTTTGTGCCATCAGACGATACCTCCGATGTCATCTCCGTCGTCTTCCGTCGTGTCAGTGTCGTCTCCGACACCTTCCGTTCCCTCGTCCTCTCCTTCGTCGCCGTCTCCGGGTTCCTTCGGTTCGGGTTCGGGTTTCGGAATGATCTCCGCCGGCTTGACCAGATAGAACGTGACGGGATTCGTACCCGTCGCGTAGCGCACGGTATACTCCTCGCCGTCAATCGTGAACTGGAACAGTACCCAATACTTTCTGTCGACATCCGCCGGAACCTGAGACGCGGGCATGGTGAACGTGATGGACTCAAGGGGGCTGTCGGTCGTAAGCTGGCCGTCAACCTCCTTGCGCTTCCATCTCTGCGAGAACTCCCCCGTTACGGCGTGGTCCACCCCATCATAGGAAAGGACCGCGCCAACGGAAGTCTCGCCGCAGCCTATGTTGGCCTCAAGCTCCGGGTATGCGAACATCCGTCGTCTCCTCAGCTAAGGACCTGGACTGCCATCCAGCCGTCGAGCTTCTGAGGCATCGGAAGCGGTGCGCTCTGATAACCGACAATCCTTGTGACAGGAATTGACTGTGTTCTCTCGATGTGGATGTAGTTCTCGCCCGGAACCAGGGTCGGATCGCCGTTTGCGTCGATTCCCTCAAGGGCCGCATAGCCCATCTGTCCGATTGCTCTGGAACAGAGAAGGATCTTGTTTGTCGGCATGTATGCGACGTTGGAATCGTCGTCGCCCTTGTAGAAACCTACATAGGTCATGAGCTTGAGGACGCAGCCGTTGGGAAGAGTAATCTCACCGACCTCGGCAACACCGTCCTTGTTCAGACGCTTGATGTCGATAGATCCGACGTACATTCTCCTGTTGTCCAGGAGCTTCTGGATCTTCGGGTCGTCGAGGATCATCTGCATGATGACGGAACCTGTGATGAGGTGTGTCGGGTATGAACCTGACTTCTGGAACTGCTCTTCTGTCAGGGCGATAAGCCTTGCATAGATGTCAGTTGAGCCTGTCCACATGGAACCCTCAGTCTTGATGTTTCCGCTGACGGGGAACTCTGTGTCGTTCTCAAGGAACGCGACGTCGCCCTGTGCGTCTCCGAAGTGCTTGATTACACCGTCGAACAGGACGTCGGCACACATCTTCTCGACGGTGGCCTTCATGCTGTTCTTGAAGAACCATGCCTTCTGTGCGGAAACGGCACTGATACGTGCGCTCTTTGACAGCGGCTTTGTGATGTCCTCACCGAAGACGGCCTGTTTGAAGTCGTCCCTGTTGAGACGTGTCTTGTAGAAGAAGTAGCAAGGTGTGTACTTCTTGTTGGTGTATCCGAAAGTTCCGTTGAACTCACGGCCCGATCCGCCCCTGAAGGTATCCTTGAGGATCTTGACCCCGCGGACTTCATACTGGGAAAGGATTTCCTCTTCCGTGGAAAGGATGGGAGCACCGCCGAAGACGAAATTCTTGAAGAACGAGAAAATCGGCATGGCCTTCTCGTATCTCTGAAGGAATGTCCTTGCACCTAAGCTGTATGCGCTCTCGAAAATTGTGTCCTGAGCCATTTAGAGCACCTCCACGCAAATGACGTTTCTCATGCGCAGCTCTTCGATTGCAGCCTCGACAGGTGCATCCTCGTCGCCGAGCAGAGAGATAAGCTTCGACACGTCGACCTTGCCGGCGACGAGCACGTTGACCGCGACATCGGCTGTCTTGGCGTTTGCCTCTTCCATGAGGATTCCATAGGGCTTGTTTGAAGCCGGATTCCACACGACGAGCTTTCCGCTTCCTGCTGCGACAATGAGGGTTGCTGTGTCATTGACGGAAGCGTTGAGGGAGCTGTCGGCCAGGGTGAACCTGATCTCGTCGTCCCAGTCTGCTGACTTGGCGTCGGCAGTAAGCTCGATGTATCCGAGCACGTCGCCGTTCGGGTTGGTGACGGACCACTTCTCAGGTACTTCGGGATCGTCGCCGGAAGCCGCGGCATAAGCCTGGGTGCACTTGACGACGTAATTGCCGGGAACTCCGTCTGATGCTACCGCATATGTTGCGGGAGTGACCTTGGCCTCTGCACCGCTGGTGCCCTTGGTCATTCCACCAAGTTCGTTCTTTGCGACGATGACGCCAGGCTCAAGCTTGTCGCCGTAGGTTGAATCAACCTTGAAGATTTTCTGTACTGTCTCGATGACATGGAGGAAAATCTTCTTGGGGGTGACTTTCATCTTTTCTGTGTTTGCCATTCTTCTGACCTCCATCAGTTCTCTTCATCGAAGCTGAGCTTGTCCGCCTCGTTCTTTAAGTAAGCGTCGGGGTTGTTGATTTCAGCCTCCGCCTTACCCTGTGTCCTGACCACAGCCTTTGCGCTTCCCTCAGCCTCTTCCTTCAGGAAGTCGTCGCCGTCCTCCTCTTCGGGAGTCTCAGCCTGTGCGGCAGGTTTTGCCTTGCTGCTGAGGGCGAGAAGCATCGGTGCCGCCTTCTGTGCGAAGTCAGCGACGCTCATCTTCTCGTTCACGGCCTTATCCACGAAAGCCTTGAAGTCGGGATCGTCAACGGTGTTGTAGGCGAGAATGGCGTTGCGCCTCTCAAGCTCTGCGTCAACAGCAGCCTGAACGCGTGCATCCTCTCCCTCCTTGGCCTTTGCCGAAGCCTCAGCCTCAAGCTTTGCGCAGAGGTCGGGGTACTGTGTCTTGAGTTCTTCAATGGTTGTTGCTTTCTCCATCTTCAACTCACCTCTCTCTGTGCCCGTCTCTGCGCTCGCCCCAACGGTTGTAGCGGCGGTTGCAGATGAAGGGTTTTTGATTCTATCGACGCACTGATCCAGTCCGCTCACGAGTTCATCCACCATTCCGCGGGACAATGCCTCGCCGGAATAGAAGACGTCGCCGTGACCGTAGTTGGCCAGAACGTCTTCAGGGGTGACACCCCTGGTTTTCGCAATGTGATTGATAAGGAACTCCTCAGCCTTGTTTATGCGCTCCTGGAGTTTCTTGCGGCCTTTCTCGCTCCTGACGTCGAGATGCTTGTTCTCGGAGTACTGGGCCGTGATGGTGATCTCCTCAAGCCCCATTTGTTCGTAATATTTGCTCCAATCGAGGATGTGATAGATTGCGCCGACGGAACCCACTTCACTTGTCGGTGTCGCGTAAATCTTTTTACAGGAACAAGCTATCGCATAAGCGGCAGAACATGCCCAGTTGCCGACATAGGCAAACACGGGTTTGCCGCATGTGCGTATTACTTCGCAGAACTCGAACAGACCGCTCATCATTCCGCCGGGGGAATTGATGTTGAGGATGATGAAGCCGCACTTCTTGTTATCGGAAAGCTGCTCAATGGCCTTTGCGAGGGACCTGTAGTCCGTGCCGCCCCAGTAGGAGGGCATGTCGAAAAGCTCGTCGTTGACATTGACGACGGCATATCCGCCCTCGTCGTTCATCGAATAGATGTTTGCGTTCCACCAACCCGCATCGCCCCAGTAGGCGGCCTCGTGGGCACCTTCCTTTCCTTCCTGTCTCGGCAGGTTGGACATGTTATTCATGCCGTCAAGCCTGTTCTGGATGGCAACTATGCGGTCCTCGCGGTCTATGTACCAAATATCGGATACAGAATTACTCCTCGGCATCCTTATCCTCCTCGTTCTCTTTCTTCTCTCCGTCGGCGGAAGGTTTCTCCTCCGACACGACAAGGCCGTTCTTCTCAAGGGCCTTCTTCTCGTCTCCGAGACGCTTGACGTTCGACCAGAAGTCGTTCTCGAACAGCTTCATCGCCTCTGTCTCGCGGGTGCTGAATCCGTAATTGACGGCCTTGCCCGATGCCTCGACAGCTTTGACAGGATCAATGTGGATGGTTGCAGGTCCGTGCCATACCGCGCTTTCCCATGCAAGCCTCACGAACGGATCTCCGTCGAGATAGCCGGGTGCCTCGACCTTGCCCTGCCTTACAAGACATTCGACGAACTGTGAGTAGATGTCGGTCAGGAACCTCGCAACGACCCTCATGCGCCAGATGCTCCAGCTCCTTGCGGCTGCCTGGATTGCAGCCTGGGATGCGCTGTAGTTGGAGTTGAAGCATTCAATCAGGACCTCGTAAGGGATTCCGACGGAGAGGCCGATGATCTTCAGAAGCATCTCCATGAACATCATGAACTGGGCCACGGGTGCGGTTGCCTCCGCAAGGTGGGCCTTCTGTCCCGGAGGAAGCTTATAGGCGGCTCCCGGAGAGAGTGTTATCGGTGTGTCGGGATCCTCGTCCTCGTCGGGCGTCGTTACGTCGGGATCCTGAACCTGTGAATCAGCAATGGCGTCGATTCCAGAGTCTTCCGGGTCCTCGATGTTGTCTTTCTCGCTCTCGATGAAGAGGGTTATGCAAGCCTGGATTATGGCTTTCGTGACCTCTGCCTCTGTGAAGCGGCCCGCCTGGATTATGAGTTCCTTCACGGAATTGAAGATTGACCTTCCCCTGACAAGACCTGTCTCAACCTCACCGAACTTGATGAGCTTGAACTGGATCCTGCCGTTCTTGGAGTACTTCTCTCGCCTCACCCATGAGGTAGCCGAAGCCTCGTCGTCCTTTATGACCTCGACGTGATAGGCAATGTCCTTGCCCTTGCTGTCTCTCTCGACGCCGGCGACGACGTTCCCGCTGTCGCTATGATTCGGAGAGGAGACATGTCTGCCGGAGATGAGCTGGATGCGGGGCAGATAGAGTTTTCCGCCGACGTCGGCTATGGCTATGTATCTGAGACAGTCGCCTCCGAAAAGACCCATTATGAGACAGATGGCCTCAAGCTCGCCCATGGTGTGCTCGCCGTACCAGTCGCACATCTCAGGCTTGGAGGCGAACCTGTTCCAGTAAGCCTCAACCTTGTCCTGGAACCGTGTTATCACCTCGTCGGTAACATCATCGCCGAGAAGTTCCCTGCATACGGAACTCTCAAGCTTCAGTCCTGTGCCGATTGTACCCTCGACAATGCGGTTGACTATGCCGCTTCCTATGGGATTCTCCGTGAAGAGATTGAGTCCTATGTCCTGACTGTCCTCGATCTCGAAACCCGCCATGAAATTGAGGTTGTCGAGATAGGACGGGTGGAAGTTCTGTACCTGCCTTGAACGCGACGTGGAGGAAAAAACGCTTTCGAGTCTTGCCTTTGGTATTCCGGCCATTTTACACGCTCCTCATCCTGATGCTGCGCCGTCGTGTCGGCTTGCGGCCCTCATAGCGGGCTATCATGTCGTCAAGGTCCGCAAGCTCGGCCTCAAGCTTGCGTATCTCATCGCAGAGTTTCTTGAAGTCGACGCGCTCAATCTCATTGCGGGCGTCGCCGTCTGTCTGGGAGAATGTCTGCCCCAATGTGACGATGCGGAGCTTCGCCGCTCGGAGTGATTCGAGTTCCGTCTGAATCTGCTGTCTTCTTGCCAAGGCTTCTGCGTATGTCATCTCACCCAAAAACATTACACAACTTGTCGCAGTAGTCAATGTCGGACTTGTTTTAATTCCTATTTGTTGCAAATCAACGATTTACATATTGATTTGTGTTTTTTTATGGTCTAAAATCATGTTCGGATGCGGAAGAAAAAGACCTATATCGTACACAATCTGTCGCAAGGTACAGCAAAGGTGGCCTACGGTGTGAAGGAAGCGCAATGTTACTTGCGCTCAAAAGGCTGCGCCTTCAACAACAACACGTTCAATGTGTCCGTATCCGACATGAAGGACGACTGGACAGGACAGACATTCAGAGGTTCATCCGGGGATGAGTACGAGATAGACATCATTGATCTGGGGAACTGAATTGAATGGCCAAGAAAAAGAAGAAAGAGCATGAGTACATAACACAGGCGGAATTTGCCCGCCGCATGGGAGTCAACCGCAAACAGGTGACTCTCGCCGTGCAGAAAAGCAGGATCGAGTTATCGGACGTGACAGACTCCCGCGGGGTGCGGCTGATAGACTGGGATGAACAGAAAGACAACTGGGACGCAAACAGGCGGGACCAGACGAGATTCAGCAGACCCAGGACGACGGAGGTTGCCGACAAGATAGGCGACATTCCCGACGTGTCCGACGAGGTGTCAGGCAGGACCCCTCAGAACCCAAGGGAGTTCTCGTCCGCCGAAAAAATCGAGGGAAGACCCGGCACATACCAGTACGAGGCGACAAGGAAGACATATTTCGACGCGGAACGCAACAAGCTCAAGTTCCTGCAGGAGATCCAGGCCCTTCTGCCTTTCGACAGCGCAATCAGCATATTCTACGAGATCCTGATAGGCACAAGAGACGGTATCATGGCGATGGCGTCAAGAAACACAGGTACCCTGTCGGCAAAGATAAAGGGCCTCGTCAAGGAATGGAAGCCCGGTGGGGAGGAGATGATCGACACCCTCATCTCAAACGCGTTCACGGAAGCGGGAAAGACCGTCCTCTCTGAGATCGAGGTCAATATGAACAAGGATTTCAGACAGGTGGCAAAGGCAAAGGAAGATGCAAAGCGCAAGAAAAAGTGACATGTTCCTGCCTTCGGAATCCACGGACTCTCTGCTTGCGTCATATCCGATGATGAGCGACAGCCTTCAGAGGTTGCGCGAGATGCTTCTGGGCGCGCTCAAGCCGGTGCCCGACATCAGCATCACCGAATGGGCGGAGCAGAACATCTATCTTCCCAAGAAAGTCACCTCTGAGGAAGGGCCTTTCAGGATTGCAAGGACTCCTTACTTGAGGGAGATCATGGACTGTATGCACCCCTCGAACCCGATCAACGAGGTCATTGTGTGGTCGGGCACGCAGCTCGGCAAAACTCAGTCAATCTTCAATTCCGTGTTCTTCAACATAGTGAATGCCCCTGCCGGAATACTCTTCGGATTCTCCAACACGGAAGAGATGAAGAAGATGATACAGAACCGCTTTGATCCGATTGTCGACGCGAACCCCATTATCAGGGAAAGGATTTTCGCACAGAGGGCAGGACGCAGCGGAGACACGCTGAACTTCAAGGATTTCCCCGGAGGCGACATCTCGTTCGCTTCAGGAGAGGCCCCTGCTGCATGGATCTCAAACCCCCGCCGCTACATCTATATCGACGAGGCCGACGCCATGCCGAAGGACCTCAACGGCAAGGGCGACGTCTACGAGCTTGCCAAGGACCGCGTTTCATCCTGGGGCAACAGATACAAGATATACATGTCCTCGACGACGACGAACAAATCGTCGAGAATCAAGAAAGAGTACGAGCTGACGGAGATGAGCAAGTATTTCGTCCCGTGTCCCCATTGCGGACACTATCAGCTCATAGACTGGGCGCGGTTCCATTGGGAGGTCGACAACCTTATCGTCAATGACGTGTGGATGGACTGCGAGGAGTGCGGCTACCACATCCACGACTACGACAAGGAATACATGCTGCCCCGTGGCGAATGGAGGGCCACGAACCCGCTTCCGACGCCGAAGAACAAGCGCGGCTTCTGGATTTCTGGACTCTATGCCCCTGTGGGCTGGCAAAGCTGGAAAGGCTGCGTCGAGACCTATCTGAAAGCGACGAGAGACAGGGACGTAACAAAGCTCACCGCTTTCTACAACTCCATCCTGGCAATGCCTTATGAGGAGTATTCCGACAAACCTGACTGGCAGAGGCTATACAACCTGTCCAGAGGAAGCGGCTATATCTCCGGGCAGATCCCGAAGGATGTCCTGTTTCTCACGTCGGCGACGGACGTACAGGAGAACAGACTTGAGACGGAAATCAAGGGGTGGTGTCGGAACGGGCGCAGCAAGTCGATTGCGACGTTCAAGTTCTTCTGCCGACAGGATGAGAAGACGGACACGATAAGCGCAAAGTGCTGGGACGAGTACCAGAGCACAATTCTCGACGGGCAGTTCATCAGAGAGGACGGGGTGTGTCTCAGGACCGTGCAGAATGCAATCGACAGGTCATACAACACGATCACCGTCAATGCCTTCTGGCAGAACTACTGCCGCATAGAGGAGTCAAGGGGCCTGAAAGGAGACTACCGGCTCACACAGGTAAGGGGACGCGACAACACAAACGACATCATTTCCTCGTTCAAACTCGACAAACCGGGACAGAAAGATGCAAAGAGGCTGTCCAAGAACAAGAAACGCAAGGACGGGGTGTTCTTCTTCATTGATGTCGGGGTCTCCGTCCTCAAGACGCAGATATACAAGGACCTCAACGAGGAAGACAACGTTGAGCGCACCAAGCCGAACATAATGATCTTCCCGGCGGACTACGACGAGGAGTTTTTCAAACAGCTCACGGCTGAGGAGTGGATCCCTCCCGACAGCAAACACAAACACGGCCATTGGGACAATCCGAGGCACAGGAACGAGGCATTGGATCTCAGCGTCTACAACAGGGCTATGTGGTACCTCATCGGAGCATACGAGTTCACCGACGCGAACTATGACTACATCGAGTCCCAGTATTCCATGTCCAAGAAGGCCGTCAAGGCGGAAGTGCAGAGAAAGAAAAAGGCAACCGTGCGGGTGCTGAATAAAGGAGGGGACATCTACTGACTGTCCCCTCTGTTTTAATTCGTTGTATTATATGGAATTATTTGTTTTGGCGGTCCGTCGGGATGCGCTTCAAGGTATCTCATGATGTTGTCGGGCAATCTGTCGGGTACCATATCGCGGTAGAACTTATAGGCATACCCTTTAAGGAAAACCTCACAGGATTCTGCCACATGGGTGTTGCCGAAGGCTTTCGCCTCGTACCATTCCAACACAACATCACGCACAACGGCACAGGCCAGAAGTCTGCAGCCGTTGTAATTCAGTCGCCTGGGCAATATCGAATAGTCAGGAGTGATTGCCGGAGAGTCTTCTGTAGAGCCTTTTGATTTTCTCTTCTTTGACATGTTCTATGTCGCTCCTGCTTATCCCCCGGAAAAGCATCTGTTGTTCTATCACAACCTCGACGTCGGCAATCTCCTCTATCAGATTGTCAAGCTCACCTGTTATCTCCGCCCTGGACAGTGCCCGTATCAGCTCGCCGCATTCCTCGCACGCCTTTAACGTCTGCACCTCTGGACCATACTCTTCGATTGCGCGACGGTATATGGCCTCTTTCTCAAGCTTCGTCATTCTTCCCTCCACAGTCCCGATGG